CTTTGTCTGCCGCTGTTTTAAGATTACCCAACGTGCGAATCCCCTCATTCAGCAATGTTTGCCCAACAGCGCTAGAAGCTTCACTAGCAGCCTTCTTAAACGGCGCACTTGCAGGAGCAACCGCAGGAGCTGTCGGCGCGGGCGGCGCTCCTGGTGGATCGTCTGCAATTATAACAAATCTCGAGGTTACCTTAAATCTAGTGTCATTAGGAGCCACATGCAATTCTCCTGCCTGATTGTCAAACTGCTCAGGATTCATGGGAGCAACACCTCGTGGCTGTCCGTTTGCAGACACAAAAGGAGTTATAGCTGCAATGTCAGCCGGTGAAAGCGTTCGCTGAAGCAACGGCGGAGCTTCTTGCTCTACAGCCCCGACTAGCGGCGGAACCTTTTGCCCAGCTCCGCCGCTTTGCAGAGCGCCAGCAGAAGTTCCAGCGCCAGCTCGTGACAATCCACGAAGCCATTGATACTCTTGTGCTATTCGCGCCGCCTCTGTAGGATTAGAAGCTTGTATAGCAGCCATCATAGCAGTATAAGCCTCATCTCCCATAATACGCCCAGCGAGATAATCCTCCTTGACCTCAGGCGGAAGTAAATAGCCATAGCGATTTACCATTTCTGTGGCTGCTGCTGACGGCGAAAGTGCCCTGCCTTGCCCTATATTCTCCGCGCGAATTTTTGAACTTTCTCCCATATTAGTCCAATAACCTGATTGCGATTCCATGGCTTTTATCTTTACTTCAGCTTCTCTTGCTCCAAATTTCTCTCCGAGGTCGATTTCTTGTTGCGTCTTCTTCTGTGTCAGTTGGCTTGTGAGATGTGTATCTGCAAACTGCTGTCTGGCGAGATCTATTTGCTCTTGCGCAAATCCCATCTCCATCATTTTGGATATCATGTCGAAGTCAGACTTTACACGCTTAGCTTTAAACTCCTCAGTCTGCATAACCTCTTGCCGCATGAGCCGCGCCGCATTCCTGTCCAACATCGGCGGTGGCGTAGCCATCGGGTCTTTTCGCAGTTCCCTCATATAAACATCTTCAAGAGTTCCAGTTGCCATCTGCTGCCCGACTTGGCTAAACGCAGCCATTGCAGGATTGTTAGCACCAATAGCAGCCACGCCGCCCAACTGTGTCAAGAGCAATGGCATCATGCTTGACATGCCATACCTCGTCGGTCCGGTTGCATTGTCCGTATTATACGCCGGACTTCCAAAAGCACCACTAGCAAGCCCGCCAAGGTCACCGTAAGCAGACGGAGCAACGCTATTGTTGTAGACAGGAGCTCCCATCGCGCCGCTAGCAAGCCCAGTCGGATCAGGATAGTTGTTTTTCTTATTGCCAAACAGCCCTTCCATTAAGTCTGCAAGGAGCAAAGGCCCACCACCAAAACCGTTGTAAGCTGCCATTTTAAACCTCCAAAAATCTGCCTAACAAAATGTTAGGCTGTTAACTGCTAAAAAGCCCGCCGGCAAGGCCAAGAACTCCACCAATCACTGCGCCAGGAACTCCTCCAGCAAATGCTCCTTTTGTAATCCCTTCGGTCATCATGTACCCTATGGCGCTGCCAGTCAATGCGCCAGAAAGCGCAGACCCAACCTTGCTTGGACGATTATCGTCACGATCCACAACAGAACCAAGCGGCGTCCCAAGGATGTTAGCAACATACTTAAATTGCTCCAGCCGCCAAGACAGCGCGCGAGTTGTGTACTCAATGTCTGTCTGTGTTTGGTCTGTCAAGGCGACAAGCCGCAGCTTTCCACATTCCACCAGCGTGTTAATAAGAGCCTGCTGCGCAGCGATATGTTGCCCGCGGTCTTGCATGACGAGCTGCGCTCGATAGTTGTTTAGCTGTGCCTCTCGCTCTGCCTCGTAAAGCGTCATCGCGACCATAAACGCAGAGCTATTAACAGCGTTGATGTCAGAGAACGAACCTGCCAGTCTGTTAAGCCCACGAAAGTGCATCGCCTCCGACGCTTGCTCTTGTGCCGTAACAAGGCTGTTGACGTCAGTATCGTCCTCTAGATTGTCTACAAGGACGCCCAAAATATCAACCTCCGCGTCGATCTCGTCCAGAATGGCTGTTGGATCTTCGGCGGTCGCCCCGTAAAACGGGCTGCTGGTGTCTACAATGCCATCAAGAGCATCCCGCAATGCGCTTATTGCACTATACGACGACGGCGTTTTGTCGTAGACATCCGTCCGTAACGTCGATGTATGATCATATCCTGTAAGGAGCATGCTGTGTGTCGCCTGAACATACGGAGCTGGAGATGACGCAACAGCACTTCCACCACCACTGCCACCTTTACCCATTTTGCACCTCCACGTCGTACTCGACAAGATATTGAGATGTCCCGCCTAAGCTACGAACGATCTCTGCAATACCTTTATGAATTGTGTAAGCTACAATCTTTCTGCACTGACAAGCTTTTGCATACGCCCTCAACGTTGCTAGCCCCTCCGCCCAAACTTCTGACGGCAGCTCATAGTATCCATACACAGCAAAGATAAGTAACGTGTTAAACTCATTAAAGGGCTCATGCTGAATCATTGTGATACAAAGGCCAAGAAACTGATCGTCTATAATGCAACACCAAGCTTGCATTCGGCCGTTTAGCAGCATGCCTTGTATGTTTGTAAAAAACGCCGGCGTCTCTATGCCAATAGGAGGCACACTTTGATGCAGCGCGTGGTTTATCAACTTCCAATAGTCTTGCACATCTTTAACGGAAAGCTGCACCAACATTTACGCCTCTCGTGAATCTAAGATCGCTGATTTGATATCCGACAACTATATCATCGATTTGCACCGCGTTCGTTGTAGCAGTGACAATAGAAAGCCCAACAGAAAATTTCTCACCTTGAATACTCAACAAAAAGTTCGCATTGCCAGTTACAGCTCTAGAAAACGCCTGCTGAGTTCCTTCAGCATCTATAGCATAAACATACCATGTCAGAGCCGCGTCTGCAGGAATAACACCATCAAGACGCAACTCTGTTAGCTTTTTGTACCTAGAGTAGCCAAGATCAAACCACTCGGTAAGAATACTAATTCCAGCATTTACACTATTACCTAAAGCAACTCCAGCTAAAGCTCCAGAGCTATAAGCCGCGCTTGGTAAAAAGCTATTGTAGTTTGGACTTGACGACAATCCTTGTGGACTAAGAACATGCAAATGAGGCACAGCAACTTCTAAATTAATATAAAAATCGTCATGCTGTTCATCGTAGTTAATGCGAATTTCATCGGCGATGCTAAAATCAGTAACGCCAGCAAAATAGTCTTTATATCCTAATTGCTGCAAACCTTCTGCTGTAAGCTTCCACAAAGTACCCGACGTATCAAAAAACAGATGAACAGAGTCATTTCCACCAACTGCGCCACGACTCGGCACACCGATCTTCATCAGCGTTTGCTTTCCAAACGTCGGAACGGGGTCAGCTACCTGCACAAGCAACGTCACTGCGTCTGAGCTATAAGCTACGACATTCTTTCCAAGCGGCTTTAAAACAAGCACCTCGCCCTGCGACTCCAGCGGCATCCAGCCGCGCTCGTTTCGCTTTGTGTGGTCAAGAAATGGAAACACGTCAGTAAAAGCAGAACTTAGCGCGTCCATGCCTTGCAAAGCAAGAATAGGAAAAAACGGATACAAAATATCGCCGCCGCCAATCGTGCTCCACATAACAAAATTCTGGTCGATGTGCGTCGGGAGCATGCTAGCAACTTCAAATCCAGCAGGATTATTTGGGTAATAAGTGTTCCACAAGTCATTCCATATTGTAGTTGCGCCGTCGCTCCAAAAGTTAGCCTTGTCAAAGCCCGCAGAAATCATCCGCCCGCGATGGGCACAAGCGGTACTCATCGTCGGCGACGTGACAGCAACAACTTTGTTTTCGTGATCCGCTAGCAATCCATGCAGGTTAGCACGAAACACTATCACGTCAGGCTTTACAAGCAACCAAGTGTAGCCAAAGTCCACAAAGTGCCAAGGCTCATTTGTGCCAGACGGCAGCTCTTTTTCTGTCTCCAAATCAACGTCGTAAATCGTCATCGGATCGGAGATAGCTCCCGCTGTAACAACATACAGCAAAGTCTCGTAAGCTAAAATAGTCACAGACTCTCCAACGAAAAGCTGGGGCCATAGAGCTTCTGCTGCGGCTACACCAGTAACAGCTTGTGCTACAGTGCGAGGATTACGCAGACAAAGCGGCTGCACATACAAGTCGTTGCATAGCCGTAGCCCAGGGAAGCCAATATTCGGGTTCTCTGCTGGCGTAATGCCACGAAGCAGCGCGGGCTTAAGCGAAGAGTAGTAAGTCTTCATCCTTGTAGCACCTCATAGCCAGGGTCTTCGTCGAACGCAACCTGTGTGTCAATGGCCTGAAGCATTCGCAAGAGGCTTTGCTCGTAGCCATTAGCACCCTCAACATTGCGCATGAAAAGCTCCAACGCAAACAGCGCGGCCAAGATAAGCACATCAGGGTACAACAATGTCCAAACATTGCTTGTAACAGTCCCAAGCTCGCCGAGCCCAACATCTGCGTCAATGTGTAGCGTGTACGTGGCATCCGGAATCGGCCCGACGTAAAGCCGCGTCAGTCCATAAGACGATCCCTCGCGGTTCACTGGATACTCTGCATACGCTACAGGAATACCACTGTCTGTCGTCGTTGCAAGATCAGGATAGTTGAACAAGAACGTGTCGTAATCATATCGTGCGAGTGGCAGCTCTGAGAACACACCGTCTTCGTCTGCGATACGAATTCCATGAATCTTCTCCACATAGACAGACAAATCGTAGCTGTAAGTGCCAGCCGTCAGCGCTTGTGTAAAGACGCGCCGTGACTGCCGTAAGTCAATCTTACTCTCTAACCATCGCTGTCCAGCATTAACGAAAAACAACGCGCCAGGATTGGTGCCAGCAGCCTTTGCATCTACACCGTCTGCGCTACAAAGATCGTACCGCCCGGACAACGATCTAAACTGTGATAGTATTTCTGCTAGTGTCATTTCAGTCTCCTAAAAATGTGTGGAGGGAGATACGCGAGGAAGTACGTCCCTCCCTCCACAAAGCAACGCAGTTGAGGAAGGTTATCGGTCAACACGAAGGATGATATGGTCTGTAGTGCGATTTATAGACTTTGATACCATCAAAACAAGGTTGGAGATACCACCGCCAAGATCAATAGTAGCAATTCCGTTTTGCGTTATAGTTGTAACAGCCCGCGGAAAGCCGGCAATAGACACTGGAGTAGCATCGCTGACAGTAGAGCCTTGAAGATACAGATTATTCGTGTTGTCGCGCAAGAAAGCATCTACGCTGTTTGCGCCGTTTAAACTAAGTGGAAGCTGTATAAAGTTGTTTAGCAGAACGCGAGATGTATGATATACAAGGGACTCTCCGTTTGACGTAGCAGCATTAAACTCCGTCGTCACAGTACTAACAGTGATTGCTGCTGGATAACAACTTCCATAAAAGCTAACAAATGTACCTGCTGGTCCACTAGCATTTATAATCAACGGAACAGAAGCTGGAATGCTAGAGAACCCAAACGATGAACTAAAGATCTGCACTGATGCAGTCTTGTAGCCGCGAACATCAATAGCTGACGTCTGATATCTAGCATTGCTCGGCCCCCAATAGGGGTTAAGTTGCCCAGTCTCAACTGCACCATACGGTCGCGTAGAAGACATAATGTAATGATAAACCTTACCAGTGGAGTCGGCCGCGCTTTCATAAGGCAGCAGTTGATAACTAGAATTAAAGTACGAAGCTGTTGGATACTTTACACTTCGATATGCTACATGAAGATTCGTCAGCACGTCCGCACCATCAAGCGTCTGCGCCCACGCCGGCACGACCAAGAAAAGGCACACCGCCAAGCTTGCGAACATCTTGAGTAATCGTTTCATTTTACACCTCCTTAGTCAGCCGTCGCCGTATTGTCAAGGCCAATCCCATCGTAAAAGCCGAACGTGTGCGGAAAATGCAGCTCAAGTCCAGCATCCGTAAGCCAGTCTTCTTCAAGACCGTCCAAGCCATTCTCGCCGACGTCTTTGTTCTTCTGCTCGTTGAACCGTGTGTCGTCAATGTATTTGTACACAAGATTCTGCGGAGACAGAACAAGCATCGCCCGCGACGCAAACGTCAAGTGGCTAAACAACGGATGGATTTTGAAGTCCAGATTGCCAAACGGACTCGTGAACCGTCGAACGTTAAAGCCAAAATAGCTCACATTTGCGACCTGAATCTCGGCGTTTGGATGACTGCTTACACACTTTTGTAGCCCAAGCAGCGCCAACGACCCACAAAGCACTAGCCGCGAGTCTCCGCCGCCAGTGTAGCGAAACAGCTCCTCCATTCGATAGAGAAGCCAATCGTATCCAACCTCAGTCCATTTCTTTCCGGCAAACTCGCTATCAGTGTCGAGGTTGAAGATCTTGTAGTTCGTCGGAGCGTAGCTGCGAATAAAGTTGATCAGCCCGTGTGTTGCAGTCTCCGGCTGTCCGTTGTCGGTGTCCGCACCATGAAGATACGAGCTAGCGCCAAACAAGAACGCCTTTTCGATCTCCTGCGCATGATCGCCGAAGGCATCGGCTTTCGCCTCCTTATATGGGTCGCCAGTCCGCGCTGTCAGCTTTCGACGCCGACGAGACAGAGCCACCGACGTGCGAAACGTCTGCGCATAGTTAGCGTACTCAACCTCGGTGTACGCAATCGCTTCGGGGCGATAAGACGCATCGGGATTTAAGTTGCCGATAACCACGCAAATGTCAGCATCAGCCAAAGTCGCCGGCACCGGAAGTGTCAGCGAATTGTCGTCAGCTTCCAGAAGCCTCACGCTGATAACGCCAACCGTTGCAGACACAGCGACAACAGAAATAACCTTCGCTGTGCAACAAAGCGACGCATCCGCGCTGTACGCCAACATCACCTGATGCGCCGGACGAAACTTCTTAGAGTCTGTCAGCGACATGCTGATGTATAAAAAGCTGCCAGCAACTCCGCCAGACACATACGGCGTTAAGCGACTCGCGTCCGTGTAAATGCCTGTGATCGTCGCTTGCTGATCGCTCATGGCCTTCGTGAACCAGTGAAACTTGGCGTCGTTTATCTGCTCACTGCGCATAAGCGCCGTCAGCGCGTACAAAGGGACATCGCCAGCCGCTTGATAACGAAGCAAGTTATTTCGAAACGACTCCGGACGCACATTGGCAACAAAATCTTCGATGCCTAACATGCCTTGAAGTGGAGTTCCGTTAGTTGCAACGGTGAACTCCGCGTTGATTGTGGGAGAAGCTACCATTTTACACCTCCTTAGCCTATGCTAACTGCCACTGGCGAGACCCAGCGCACACCGTCACTTGCATAAGACACAACATCGGTACAAGCGTTAAGAGTGTTGTTTACCCAAGCAAGACACGACGACTCGCAAGCAATTGTTACCGTTCCAGACCATGTAGTGCTTGCATCTGCTGGACTTATTGTTATTGTATGTCCAGGGCACCGACCAGGGTCTGGCAGTGTTATAGTATAC